GATGCCTGCCGGGGTTCGGTTGATACCCTGGAACGCTGGCGACAAGGTCCTTAATCCTAAAAAGAACGTTATCGATGGTGACCGAGACAGTCCTACGAACGAAGATTTTTACACCAACCTCAAAGCCCAGGGATGGTGGGAACTTCGTAACCGATTTTATCGAACCTGGCGCGCTGTCAACGAGGGCGCTATCTACGACCCCGATTCCCTTATCTCACTCGATTCCGAGTGCGGAAACCTGCGTAAACTCGAAAAAGAATTATGTCAGGTTACGGCCTCTAAGGGGGCTCGGCTTAAACTCCTCATCGACAAAACTCCTCCGGGGACCAAATCCCCGAACCTGGCTGATGCCGTTATGATGTGTTACTGGCCGATAAAAAGTGGTTACGATCTCGAAAAATTTATGGTGGGATGAAATGCGCCGTCGATATGGAAATCAAAGCGAAATAACAGGGAGATCCGGGGGAAATGGCGAACAGCGACGGAAACGGAAATGGGGGTGGCCTGACTCCGTCCAAAATAATATCTATTTGCATCGCGCTGATAGTCGGCGGAGACGGTTTATCGCTAATGTATATTCAGAATCTCTCCAGTGAGGTGGTTCACTTGCGCGAATCCCTGGAAGTGCAGACCGAAAAATTACGGCTGGAACTGGAGCGCAAAACCGATTCACGCTACCGGGCCGAAGATGCGGTGCGCGATTTCCGGTTGGTCGATTACCGGATTCAGAAAAACGAGGCGAATATCGACAAATGCATAAAACATATTGACGAACACAACAAAGGGCAGGATGGACATTGATTGATGTAACTGATTTTGATTTTGTAGCCCGGACCGTGATGGCCGAAGCCGAGGGTGAAGAGTACGAAGGCAAAGTGGCGGTCGCTGCTGTGATCTATAACCGCGCCCGTCAACCTGGCTGGTGGGGCGTTACGGTTAAAGACGCTTGTTTGACTTCCAAACAATTCTCTGCCTGGAATGATGAATCCGCTCGCCGCAACCGAATTGGCGAATGGACCTTAGAAAATAAACTGTATCGAGAATGTTTCAGGGCTGCGGTTGAAGGCTATGACCGCGACCCCACGAACGGGGCTGACCATTATTACGCTCACGGTGTGGTTCACCCTGAGTGGGCCGAAGGCTTCCACGTTCGCGTGATCGGCAATCATACGTTCCTGAGAAGGTACGTGTAAAAGAATGAAATGACATGCGAACATCAGGGATGATAGACCGGCCAGGGACGGCCACGAATTTAACCCAAAGGAGAAAGTGAAATGGCAGACGTAAGAACGAAGATCGAAATTGCACTGGAAGCCGCAGCGGAGAGAATTATCAACGCCGTTGCTGAGTCTTTTGCGAGTACCGCAGCCGCCTCGTCTGGTGGTGCTGCTTCTGGTTCGAGTGAATCCGCTACGGGTGCTCAGGCTGGTGCCGGTGGTGCGTCCGGGCAGTCTGGTCAAGTGACTCAGGGTGCGGCTGGTGAAGTGAAAACCAAAGACGATGTCGCTGCCCCGGAGATCATTGAAGGGCTGAACGTACACGCTCTGAAAGATGCCGTGATGGCGAACAAGATGCTGGTCGATTCCTATGGTGCACGACTGGCCTCGAACGGCAAACTGTTTGATATTACCGCGACCGCTCTGGGCATGCTGACTATGGGTTCGACCCATAATATGGCTCTGCAGCAGCAGATGGCCAGCGACCATCGTGATCAGAATCACGACAGGCAAATCAACGTGAACGAGACCGATGCGTACAGCGTACTCGGTATCGCCACAATGGTTGAGCGCCTGCGCAACCCGACGCCAGCGGAGTAAACCACGATGGAACCCCGCCGCCCTGTTCCCTGCTTAGGCCGTTGCGCCTGTGGGCGGTTGGGTTCCTCTTTACAGGGAAGGTCGTTATGAAGACGATATTTATTGTTCTGCTGCTGGTGTGCGTCGCGGCGTATGCCCACAATCAACAGTACCAAGGGAAAGCCTACACGTTCCATTCCCCTCAACAGGACCACATTATTGACGTGATGCTGGAGGGACACAATAATGAGCTCACCGTGACGCTGGATACGGTGGTTATTGGCACCCGCACAAACTTCTGCACGCCGGTGAACTGATGGCTAGGTTTATTGAGATACCGTCGTTGAATTTTCACGAGCACAACATTGACTTTGAACTGGAAGAGCGACTCGTGTATCAATCAGATTTATGGTCTGGACTGATTATCGTACCGGCAGGGTTCGATACGGACCTGGCCTCGATTCCCCGGATCTTTCAATCGCTGGTTCCGAAAGTCGACCGGCATATGCTTCCGGCGATTGTGCATGATTACCTGGTGCGTCGAACTGACTTCAGCCGCAAGTTGGCCGACCGTATTTTCCTTGAAGCGATGCGGCTGAAAAAGGTCAACCCGATTCGTCGCCGCCTGATGTATTGGGCCGTATCGTTGCAGACGTTTATTAAACGAGGGAAGTAAAATGTCGAATAGATTCAAGCGGAACATTATGGCTGTGTTGTTTGTCGTTGGCTGGTTTTACGTTATGCTATTGATCGCAGGGTGTTCGCTGCTGAAATTCGAGCGCACCGCTGGGGACTTTCACGAAAAGGTCACTGTAATCGCACCGCCAAAGGACTGGAAAGCGTTGTCGTATCACTGGTATGAACTGGATCTACGCGCCGGGGATGCGGCTACGGCTGCTCAACCGTGGGCTGATGTGGTGGGCGACCTGGGTCCTTTGCTGCTGAATATGCAGGCGTATTGTAAGGCGTATCCGGCGATGTGCGCTGCTACTCAATGAACCACGATTTCAAATCGGTATCTGTACACGGTAAGATCAATCATTCGCGTGTTCGGGTATTATGGCGTGGAGGAGTGTTACGTGCGTTCGGTTTTGCTGGGTTATTGCTGGAACTGCAAACGGCTGAACCGGTACGAATGAAAGGCTTTCTCAATTCCTGGCTGGTCGATAGTGATGTCGGCCCGTTGATTCTGAAAAACCGTTGTATGACTTGCGGCGGTCCGAAATGGTGGCGAAGGATGAGAGTATCGGCAGACGAATTGTGGGGTTCGGTATGAGTGCTTCTCTGAAGGCGGTTCGGGATTCGTTTAAAAACCTGGTCGCCAACCTGGGAACGACCCGGGACAAACAGAGTTTTGGCGAGTATTCTCTGAACCAATTATCGGACGATGTGCTGTCGGCTATTTACCGCACTTCCTGGATGGGCCGCAAGACGGTGGATATACCGGCGAAGGATGCGACCCGCAAGTGGCGTGAATGGGAAGCCGAGGCCGATCAGATCGCTGCTCTGGAAAGAGAAGAAAAGCGGCTGTTGCTGCCTCAGAAGGTCCGCAAGGCGTTACAACTTTCCCGCCTTTATGGTGGTTCGGCTTTGTATTTTTCGATTGAGGGCGACGATCCTGCGCTGCCGTTGCAATTGGAAACTGTCAAGGCTGATTCGTTGTCGTTCGTTACGCCTTTGCCGAAAACGATTCTGACTCCTGGAGAAGTGGAGCAGGACCCGATGGCAGAGGGCTACGGGTTGCCGAAGTGGTATGAAGTGTTCGGGGCTACTGGTTCGCAGGTGATTCACCCATCTAGGTTGGCTTTGTTCACTGGCGTTGAGAAGCTGGAAGTACAGGCGACGACGAATGATGGCTGGGGCGACTCGATTTTGCAGTCGGCTTATGAGGCGGTTCGGAATGCGGATTCTACCGCTTCGAATACTTCGTCCCTGGTCTATGAGGCGAAGGTCGATGTACTCCAGATCCCTGACCTGGCGAATATTATGGCGAACCCACGGACTCGTGCGTTGTTGGAACAGCGGGTTCAGTTGTCTGCTCAGTTGAAGGGCAACAACGGCGTGATGATTATTGACGGCGATGAGACTTATTCGCAAAAGAGTTTCACGTTCGGCGGGTTGCCTGAGATATCGTACCAGGCGCTTCAGGCTGTTTCCGGTGCTGCTGATATTCCGTTGACCCGATTCCTGGGGCAGTCTCCTGGAGGCTTATCCAGTACCGGCGAATCGGATCTGAAAAATTACTACGACTCCGTAAATAGTATGCAGACGTTAACCGTTTCTCCTGCTCTGGCTAATCTGGACGAGGTGTTGATTCGCTCGACCCTGGGGTCCAGGCCTGACGAGATTACATATTTTTGGTCGTCACTCTGGCAGATGTCGGACGAGCAAAAGTCGAAGATCAGTTTGGAGACTTCTCAAACGATTAAGAACCTGGCCGAAACTGGATTGTTTGCCGAGGATGATTTATCGGAAGCGGCTGCGAATATGCTGATTGAACATTCGATATTGCCGTCTTTTGAAATGACCCATTCACCGGAAGAGGTGATCGAATATGAATAAAATTTTATACGATACCATCGACGCGTCGAATGCGAGGATGACCAAAGACGGTTACCTGGTAGCCGAGGCGAAAGTGGCGCGAACCGGAATTCAAATATATCGGGCTGACGAATTGGGCCTGGAAGGAGATCCGGCAAAGATCATTCGCGTATACCGGCCACCGGAGGAAGTCTTTTCCGCTGATGCGATGGCCTCTTATGCCCACCGCCCGATGACGGTTGACCACCCGTCTGTGCTGGTCGATGCTTCCAACTGGAAGGAATACGCCAAAGGTCAGACCGGTGATGAAGTGCTGCGGGACGGAGAGTTCGTCCGGGTCCCTCTTATGCTGATGGATAAGGCGGCGATTGATGACTGGTCTACCGGCAAGCGCGAGTTGTCGATGGGCTATACAATGGACCTGGTAGTGCGTGACGGGGAAACTGAAAACGGCGAAAAGTACGATGCCGTGCAGACGAATTTACGAATGAACCATTTGGCGCTTGTCTCCCGCGCCAGAGGAGGTTCACAACTGAGATTGGGAGATTTCAAATCGGAGGTTTCAAGTATGAGTGACATCAAGTTGACCACGGTCACCGTGGACGGACTTTCTGTCGAAACTACCGATGCCGGGGCAGTGGCTATTTCCAAACTCACAAAAGATTTGGAAGGCGCACGTTCGGCATTGGATGTGGAGAAGAAGGCCCACACCGAAGCACTTGCCGCTAAAGACCGGGAACTCGCTGCGAAAGATGCAGAGATCGAAGGTTTTGCTGGCAAGATCCTGTCGGATGCCGACATTGACCAGCGCGTTAATGACCGGGCCGACCTGATTGCCACGGCGAAGCGAATTGCGGATAAGGATTACACCGGCCTGGCCGATGCTGAAATTCGCAAAGCGGCTGTCGTTGCTGTTCTGGGACAGAAGGCTGTCGATAATAAGTCTGATGATTATGTTCAGGCCCGGTTCGATATCCTGTCTGAAGATGCGGGACAAGATCCTGTTCGCAAGGTGTTGAAGGCTGGCGATAATCACCCGGCTAACGACGTCGACAAAGCGCATGCGGCGATGGTCAATGACCTGTCGAATGCCTGGCAAGGAGGGCGTGCATAATGCCTACTGTACAGAGTACGTATTCTGATAATATCGATGCCGGTTATGCTGGCGCTATTGTGAATGAAGAACCTCGGGTTCTGATTTCCCGCACGGTTGAAGATTCTGGCGGTATTGATTTCGGTCTGGCTGTAATGCAGGGAACGGAAGACAAGGGCTGCGTGGTTTGCGATGCAAGGGATGATTTCCTTGGCGTTACGGTCCGCGATCAGTCGGTCGACCCGTCTGCTCCTGACACGTTCGAGTATCAATCCACCGCCCGTATTATGACCAAGGGCGTGGTTTGGGTGGCGAACTCTGGCGGCGTGGCTGCTGGCGACCCGGTTGTTTATCTGGCAGACGGTGCTTTGGGGACGGGTTCTAGCCCGTTGGTGGATGGTGCTCGGTGGGATACGACCGCTGACACTGGCGAACTTGCACAGTTGCGGCTGGGTTAAGGAGATATATTCATATGAGAACATTTGACACACAAGCTGCAAACGGCTTTGTAATCTCGCAGACTTCGTATATCGAGGCTGCGGTTTATGCCGTGAAATATGGCGATATCCAATACCCGAATCTTATTCCGGTGGATACCTCGGCGAACCCGTTTGCCAAATCTGTAACGTACTTCTCGTCTGATAAGGCTGGCGTTGCTGGCTGGATCAACGGGAACTCTGACGATATCCCGATGGCCGATGTGGAAATGTCGCAATTCGAAACTGCTGTATTTACGGCTGGAATCGGATACGGCTATGGTTGGGAAGAGATCAACCAGGCGCAAATGCTCGGTATCGGTTTGGCGAATAACAAAGCGATGGCGGCTCGTCGGGCTGCTGAGGAAATGATCGACCGGATTGCGCTTCAGGGTGATACCGTAAAGGGCTTTGAAGGATTGTTCGATCACTCTTCGGTAACGGCTACTGGTGCTGCGAACGGCGATTGGGATGGTGGCACGACTACACCTGACGAAATCATCGAGGACATTAACGGCTGCCTGACTAACGTACAGACCCAGACGAATAATATCGTTTTGGCCGATACGTTGCTCCTGCCGTATTCGAAGTGGAACTACATTGCGAGTCGTCGGTTGACTGAAACGTCGATGACGATTCTGGAGTTCGTTCGGATGAACAATGTCTTTACGGCTCAGACCGGAGGTGCTCTTACGATCCGCGCTGCCCGTCAACTGGACGATGCTGGGGTGAGTGCTACGGCCCGTATGATTGGTTATCGTCGCAGCCCTGAAGTCCTGAAGCTACACATGCCGATGCCGCATCGCTTCCTGCCTGTTTGGCAGAGTGGTCCGCTGCGTTGGGACGTTCCTGGCGTATTCCGTCTGGGTGGTCTGGATGTTCGTCTTCCAGAGGAAATCTCGTACGTCGACGGTATCTGACCCGGGAGACAAATGACATGAAGCAATTGATTAATAAAGGTCGGCGGCGGCTCGGGGTTC